AGCCAGTCACTTACTTTGTTATCTCTATCAAGGAAAATAACTCTTGCTTTTCCATTTTTTACATCAATACTGTTTATTTCTCCTTGTTTTATTAAATCCATCTATTTTCACCACCTTTCAAAAATTTTGTAACAAAAAAATCACAATCAAATTAATGACTGTGATAATAGTTTTTATCTTGACTTTTTTTCAAAATATGCTATAATATAATCAAATAAAATTCGATTATGTTCAAGCCCTCGTTGTTGGGCTTATTTTTTTTTGCTTTTTTTCCATTTTATAAATTTTATAGTCCAGAAAGTGCAGAATAAAATTATTATCGTTACTGATAATACCAGTTGTATTTTTTCATACATAATAGCTACCTCTTTCTATTTTTTTTATTAAAGTGTAGAGAAAAGGCTAGAGGGTTTGGCAACCATAGCCTCGTTGTTGGTTATTTCTTCTTGTCGTTTCTGTCTTTATACTCTTTGTATATCATATATACAAATTGTAAAATTGTACAGATACTGGCAAGTAGATGAATTTTTTCGATTATGTTCATTACCTTATATCCTCCTTTCCGTTCTCTACGGAACTATTATATTGCACCTTTTGAAATTTGTCAACATCTTATCACAGTTATTATATTTAGTTGTCATTGTCCTATATCAATCTATTTCTTTTTACTAGATTTTTTAGTGCTCTTACTATTTTTCCTATCTCTCACTTTTTTGCCTGTTTTCTTTGTACTTTTCTTGCTTTTTGACTTTTTAGAACCTTTCTTTTTAGCTTTTTCAGCTTCCTTTTTCTTCTGTTCTTCCTTAGTCTGCTGTTTAGCTTTTTCGGTAGCCTTTTCTCTAGCACCTATTTTCATCATTTCCATTTCACAAGTGTAATCCCCATTTACAGTGTGAGTAACTTTATCAATGATATATTTTCCTTCAAACTCACCCCAACTTTCATCGAGTTCAATAATTCCACCTGCAACATAATCAGTTGAACCATCTACGGTCAATGTTACTTGGCACTCCTGTTTTAAGTTGTCTTTTAAAGTCTTTTTAGCTACTTTTTTGGCAGTACTTTTACCTTTAGTCGTTATCTTTTTTGTCTTTTCTTTTTTGGTTGTTTTAGGTTTAGATTCTGCCTTTTGTTTCAATTTCTCTTTACTGCTTTTAATAGTAGTTTTACTGTTTTTCTTATTTGTTGCCATTCACATCACTTCTTTTTGCTATTTAATTTTTATGAATCAGTTTCTACATTATTTCGTTTTTCTAATTCTTCTTTTGTAATTATTTCCCTAATTATCTTTTTCTTATCCGCATCATAATAACTAACTTCGACTTTGTCATATATTTCCTTATTTTTCTTCTTTAAAGAAAAACTTCTTATCCTGTAATCGTGTATATTCCACTTTTCTATTGTTTCATTTTCTTCCATCTTTTCGTCATCAAAAATAATTATTTTATCGTCAGATAATTTCATATTAAGTCCTGTTTCCTTTACAACCCGATTAATAAATTCCAAGTCTGTTTCTTTGTCTTGATCCAATCTTTTATAAAATTCATCTTCACAGTGTGTTTCAGCACTCATTTCATGTTTACTCGCTATTTGAGTGACTAATTCTTTAAGTGTTACATTTTCCCAAGCTCTGCTATTTTTCTGGTCTCTTATATTTTGATTCAAAGGCAAGGCAATACATTTTAATGTTACTCTATCATTGTCAAAAGTTGGTTCATCTACATAAAATGTCCCCAATTCCAAAAATTTTCCATCAGATTCGCCCAAATCTTCAAATATTCCAACCACAAGCTGTGCATTTTCATCAGGATACCATTCTTTTAACCATCTATAATCCAAATTCTCCAATTCTATTTCTAAATCGTCAATAGCATTTTTTGAGTTGTCAGTATAAGTGACAGAAGAAATGGAATGTGCTATCTCCTCTGAAATATCCTTTTTGTTGAAAAATACTAAGACCTTTATATTTCTTGCATATCCCATACTTTATCACCTCTTTATATTTTTTATCTTTTCCATGGTGGTAACTTATCTATATCCTCATTAGCTCCAGTATCTACAAAGTCTGGAATAATAATAGGTATGTTAGAATCGAATATAGCAATATCTATAAGATTCAGATTAGCCCTTATTAAATCGTGAAAATAACCTTCTGTGCCATATACTTTGTACGAAATCAAATCCCAAGTGTCACCATTTTTAGTTCTGTATACTCTCGTTTTTGCCATTATCCAAATGCCACCCTTCTTTTACGGTTTTCTCTGTCTCTCAAAACTCTTTCGACGGCTTGTGCTATCGCATTAGGATTAGAACCATCACCAACCGTTATCGCTATATTAATTGTATCTCCACCAAAACTATTTCCTCCATTATTTTTAGATTTACTAACTCTTTCTTTAACCTTTCCTATTCTATCGCTAAGAGTATTTCTCGTTTGGGAATTATTCAAAATTTGAGTTCCTTTTGGTAAATTTAACATCATTTCATGTTCCGCCAGGAACGCAGGTTGTCCTGGAACCTTGATAAGTTCCGCTCCACGCTCTGCTACAGTAGTATACCCACCTTCAAAATAGTTAGTTCCCGTCCAATGTTTTCCAAAACCTAAAACTCCTCCTATATTTGAAGCCAAGTTTTTTAAATTGTTCCACTGGTCTTTAAACCAATTGAATAATCCGCTCAATATAGTTTTAGCACCACCTACAAATGAACTTATACCACCTTTAACTGCATTCCACACTCCACTTACAATTCCAGGAATTTCATTCCATTTTCCAGTAAAAAAAGCAACAAATAATTGAAAAATTCCTTTCCATATTCCCACCGCAGCTCTAAACGCTCCTGAAACCATTTGCATTACACCTCTAACTACTGCGATAATAAGTTTAAAAGTATTTCCTAGTGACTTCACAGCTGCTATTGCTACTCTAATTGCAACAATCAATACCACTTTAATAACAGTTCCTATTGCTGAAATAACTGGTTTTAAACTATTCCATACCGCTCTCATTGCAGGTGCTGAAGAAACCATTAAACTCTTTACCCGTTGTATTGCCTGACCCAAGGTTTGCTTTAAAACTCTACCTAATTCTTTCACATGAGGTGCAATTTGTTTCATTGCATTATTCACACCGTTTCTAAACCAAGTCGACTTTTTATATAAAATTACAAAAATGGCAACTAATCCAACTAATGCACCAACTATCACTCCTACAGGATTTGCTAAAAATGCTCCTTTCAAAGCTATTCCAACCATTTTTATTACACTTATTAATTTTTTAAAAGTAGCTAAAGGATGAGCAAACATTGAAAAAATTTTTAATGAACCTGAAAATCCTTTACCAAGTCCATTAACCGCTAATTTTATAGCATTAAACGGATTTAATGATTTTAATGCAATTTTACCTAACCCACCAAAAGATTTTGCAGCAATAGAACCTACACCTTTAAATACACTTCCTAATTTTGCAACTGTTGGAAATGCTTTAGCTATTCCCGCTGTAAATCCCAATCCCTTAACAGCTGATAGCTTCTGAAAAATTGAAACAGTTGAACTCAAAGTTCTGGCAAGAGGTGCTCCAACTTTAATAGCTCCACCTACTCCTAAATTAAACAATGCAAAAGCTCCAACTGCTTTCATAATACCTGCTGCAAGTTGTGGATTTTTTTGTACGAAATCTGCAATACTTTTTACAACTGGCTTTAAACTATTTGTTAAACTCAATAATGATGGTGCCAGAGCAGATCCTAAGTCAATCCCTATATTAACTAAATTGTTTTTTAGCGTATCTAATGCTGTTTTTAAAGTCTTTAATCTATCGGCATACTCCTTATCCACACTTCCTGCTGTTTTTGCTTTATTATGAACATTTTCAAAAGCTCCTCCTAAATCATCTAAATGATTCATCAACTCTGTTATTGGCTCTATGCTCTCTTTACCAAATAAATTTTTCAAAGTTGCACCTTGTAAATATTCAGGAAGTTGTTTTACTTTTGACAATACATTAATTATTGTTTTATCTGCATTAACTTGCATGTCTTTTGCAACTTGCTCGGCACTTAATCCCAAACTTTCAAATGCTTTTTTTTGTGTTTTCGTTGCACTTGTTCCAGCAATCAGACCTAAAGAAAAGTTTTTCAATCCAGTTGCAGCTATCTCTGAACTTTTTCCACCTGCAATCAAGGTTGCTCCCATTGCCATAACACTTTCTTTAGAAATACCAGCAATTCCACCAAGTCCTGCTACCCTTTGTGATATATCAACTAACTCAGGAGCAGTTACTGCCACACTATTTGCCAAATAATTTATAACATCTGCATATTCCATAACTTCTTTTTGTCCTATGCCAAACTGAGCTCTTGTTTTAGCCAAGAAATTCCCTGCCGCTTGTGTGTCCATATCAAAGGCAACTTTTATTTTTGAAGCATCTTTTGTATATTGTGCTAATTCTCGTGTGTTTATCCCAGCTTGTGCTCCTGCTCCAGCTATTTCAAACAATTCTTTTTGAGATAGTGGGGAATTGTCACTCAAATTCCTCATTGCCTGATAAAATTCTTTTTCTAATTGTTTAGAGCCAAATTCAGCAACTTTTCTCAAATCTGCCTGTGCTTCTTCCAGTTCTATTTTTAATTTCAAAGGGAGAACTGTTGCAGCTCCAGCAGCTAAACCTCTAACAGTTGCTCTATCTCCAAAACTTTCAACTTTATCTATAGCTTCAAGTCTATTTTGGTGTTGATTTTGAATACTTTTTAACTGTTTATTTACTTCTAATTCTTTGTTCACTTTATGCAGAGTATCTCTGTAATCTTTTAAGCTATGCCCTTCGCTTTCTATAGCCTGTTTTGCATTTGAAAAAGCGTTTGTTAATTTTGATTTTTCATTAGCCAATTTATTTACATGCTTTTCAGCATCTTTGACAGTTTTAGCAAATTCTGCGTTTCCTTGACCTGTACTATTATATTCTTGTTTCAACTTTTTAAGAGCTTCAGATGAAGTTTTATACTCAGTATTAACTTTAGTTAGTTTTTCTCTAACTTTATCAAAATTTTCTAATTTTTTAGATGTTTTTGACAAATTTTCTGTATTATCTTTCAAAGTCTTAAAACTTTTCGATAATTCTGAAAGCCCTTTAACAGCTCCAGCTACTGAAGCTGCTGCGACTATATTAAGTGTTAAATCTTTTGCCATTTTACCTCCTTTCATCCATTGTATTTTTGATGTTTTCGTTGTATAATTTAATATATAAATATAAAAAGAGGTGTTTGTTATGAAAAAACTATACGATAAATACAAAATTTATATTATAAACTTTTTTAAATATTTAACAAAAGATGAAGTTAAACCATACGAAGATAAAATAAAAAATTATTTTAAGAATATTACTGAAAAATCAGCAAAAAAGAATTTTTCTAAAAAAGAAACTAATACAGGACTAAAAATTTTTATAGCTTTTGCTTCATTCCTTATAGCTCTTATATCTTTTCCATTAATTTTTATTTTTGGACCTTTTTGGGTTGCTATCTACCTTTCACTAAGTACATCCATTATGTATGCTTTCTTTTCAAAGGATTTAGAGGACTGATGAGTCCTCTTTTTTTATTCACTTTCAGAACTTCTCTTTTCTGAGTCTTCTAACAACTTTTCAGCTCTCAAATTCCAATATTCTAATTCATACAATCTGCAATTAATTAAAGTTTCATAGCTTACATTTATACTCGTTTTATTTTCATCTGAATAATTTAAAACTTCTACTAAAGTTGTAATACAATCTTGCAAATCCAGTATTTCTTCTACTCTATTGACCCTAAGGTTTCTACTACTTCTGCTTCCTCTATTTCTTCCGAGTCCGTACTTTGTAAAAAACCCCTAACAGCATTTACAATTTTCACGCAATCTCTAGCATTTAATTTCAAGAAATCTCCATATTTAATTCCGCTTGATTCTGAAGCAACTGTTAGATACCATCCATATTCCAACTCTTTTATCATTGAATTTTTATTTCTTGTATAGTATTCTCTTTCGGCTTCAATTAATGTTAAACCTGTCATCCCTTCCAAATCTAAATTAATCTCTTTATATTTTTTACTCCCTAAACTATATTCTTTTGATAATTTTACAATCATTCTATCCTCCTATTTTATATTAATCCCAGCAATCTTCTAATTTTGCTGTTAGTTTGCCCGTTTACATTACTTATTCTATTGAATACATCAATATTAGCTATTTCTTTTCCATCTATTTCCATTTTGTAATAACTTACTGTTAAATCAAAAGAAGCTTCAAGTTTTGAACCTGGTTTTAATTTTGGACCATCGAATTTCTTAATCATTCCTTTAAAAGTAGCGTCTATTCCTACAAAAGTAGGAGCATGTGTGAGTTTATTCATTTTTTGAATAACTCCTTTACACTCAATTAAAAGTTCATTATTGTTATTGAAATTTAAAAGCGTTTCATCTACACAGTCCATTTTTATTTTTGCTTCAAGTTTTTTATAATGCCCAGTAAGTGCCGCTTCGTATTCTGATACCATCCCAATTTGTTCGATATTAACAGATGAAGTTTCAAGGTTAGGCAATTCTACCTCTCCGACTCCTGCAAGTTTACTCGATCCGTTTATATATATTTCAACATCATTTAACGCCGTTGGTATTTGGTGTTTTCCCATTATTTTACCTCCTTAAATTATTGTTTTAATGCTTGAGCAAATGTCTCCAATGCTTTTACATCATATTTCTTCTTAAATGTCATAGATTTCATTGCTGGTATTACTCCAAGATTAATGGTCCATGTTATATCCCCATTTATTACATTTTCTAATGTATTATCTTCTTCAGATAAAACAGCTTCAGCCGATAAAAAGTGATTAGCCGACACCAAACCTTTAAGCCGAATATTTACAGATTTTGTAACCGTTTCAGCTAATTTTAAAGAGAATTTTTGGTCAACTGAATTAAAATATGTAATAACCAGTTCATTACCCACATATTTAAACATTCTACGCGTGTATGTAAACTTATCTTTTGGATCTGTTGCTAACGGATTTTTAGCCGTTTCAGACCCCCAACATCTCCAGCCTTTGAAATTAATCGCAGTAATTGCTCCATTTTTATTCAAAAAATTAGCCTGCTGTTCCTTGTCTAATCTAATTTCTTCAAATACTCCATCTGCATTTTTATAAGCTAATGCATCCATTTTATACGAATAATTAGAAGGAGTTTGAGAAGGTATTCCGTCAAATTCAGAATCCGTTTTCAAAGAAAGTGCCGCATAATGTAATGACGGAAAATAAACATTGTCAGCAAGTTTAATATTCCCATAAAGCACGATTTGATCCTTTGATATTATATTTTTTTCATCTTTCCAACTTGGGATTTCATCATATCTTTTATTGTCAGGTGCATTTATTAAAGCTATTGCTTCAAACATTCCTGTATTTATATTTCCTGCTTTTGTTTCCATAACCGCCGCAACTTCACTTTCGCGAGAAAAATCTGGAATATCTATAAAAGCAGGTAATTCTGAGAATTTTGAATATACTTCATCTACAAGCTCCAAGCCAGTTCTTCTCATTGTATTTGTGTCATATCCACCTATTGCCTCATTCTTCTTAACTTTTGATAAATCTATCTCATTAAATTCAATATCTATTTTGTTTCCTGATGACGGCGTTGCATAAATTTCTAATCCTTCAGCAGTCCAAATTGTTATAGCATCCGATATTGGTAAACTTGTCGCATTATCTTTTACTACTAAAGTATCTGTGATTATCTTATGATTATTAATTACTGTTTTTCCTGATTTAAGTTCTATAGCCATCATAGTTTTCTTATTATCTGTTTTATGTTTTTCAACATCTAGGATATTCACAATATATAAAGGTGCTACAGCATAAAGTTCAAAAAATATTTTGATAGCTTGTGAAATTGAAAAATCTAAATCATAAGTGTCACCAAAATATTGAATAGCCTCTTTATAAGTTCCGACTCTTACAACTTCGTTTGTTTTTCTATTTTCTTTCTTCAATTTATGAATTGGTGCCATTCCAACAATAAAATGACCGTAATCAAGTGTAACAGGCAAGATTAAATCACTCGCAGTTTCAGATTGGTATGTACCATGTTTATAAGCCATTTCTATCCTCCTCTTTTATTTGTTCTTTTAATTGATTTGTAATAACAGTAAAGATATTTTCATTTCTTTCTATTTTTCCAATTACTTCAATATCAATTAGTATTTTTTTTATCAAAGGAAATTTTTCCATTATTTCTTTTATCTTGTCGTTTTCAAAATAAACTACTCCTTTTGAAAAACTAAAATTTTTAAATTCTATATTGTTACCTAAATATATGTATTGCTTTTTTTCCATATTTACCTCCTTATAATTTATTAGTATAAACTGATGAAATTGCTTCTCCATAAACTGAAAACGATATTCTTGAGAAAAAATATGGTCTGTATTGGTCGGAATGAAATGAAACTTTAAATTCCTTGGTTTGATCTATTACAAACCCCGAACCTTGATTATCAATGTTTAATAATTTATCTTTTACTGGTTTAGTAGTTTCTTCCAATAATTTTTCCATTATTTCATTTGCTAAAGATAAATTTTCTAAATAATCATTTTCACCATTTTCTTTTGTGGCTACCCATATTTCAAACTCAACAGGAGAATCATAGTAATCTATTCCAGCTCTTTCTTGCTTAAATTCAACTATTCTTAATGTAACATAAGGAAAATTCTCTTTATAATTTCCATTTTCCCTGTCCTCAAAACTCTTTTGTGGTAAAAATCCCCTATATACTTTGATTCCTTTATTTGAAAGTTCTTTATCAAGAAATTCAAATATTTTTTCCTCTGTATGTTTTATCATCCCATTAACCTTTCAATTTCATGTTCAAGACGCATGTTTAACTTTTCTTCCATAAATCCTTGCAAATATTCCAATATGCTATCCTCACCTAACATTTGTGGAGCAGAAGGTCCCATTAATCTTTCTATCGGTAATCTCTTCTCGCTTTTTCTTTTAAAAGCTCCCAATCTACCATCAGAATAAGCAATAAAAGCATTTGGTATACTTCCGCCTTCTCCTTTTTTTACTGTTGAATTAACAGTCTTTTTATATTTTCCTCTAGTTTTAGGTGTTAATTTAAAATGATCCAACCCTATAACGCTACCAGTTGAAACTATTCTAGCTGTTAAATTTCCACCAGATGACCTTATAAATTTAATCGACTCACTCAATTCTCCTTTTTTTATTGTATATTTCGATGTAGCTTGTCTTAATGCTTCTGTTTTTACCATTTCCATACTCCTATTTATAGCATTAGCAAGAGCATTTGGCATTTTACCTTTTAAGTTATCAAAATTTGATTCAATATATCTCAATTGACTTTCATCTATTTTTATCTCAAACACTATATTTCCTCATTTCTAAACAAATCTATCTCGAACATACCCATATCTGACTTACTTGCTGCAACTTCATACTTTATGCCATCTATTGTTATATTTTCACCAGTATGTGGCCGAAGTTTCAGATACGGATAACCTATAAATAAAGTGAATCCGTTCTGAAAAACTCCTTCCTCTGTTGAAATAAGTCCATTTTTCTGTTTGTTCTGAAATTTTTCTTCATCAATCACACATATAACTTTTCTTCCATTCAATGTATGCTCCGTTCCAAATTCGTTGTTATTCAGAAACACATTTGCTATATCCGATTTGATTACATCTTTAAATTCCATGAATATCACCTATTTTTTACTTTTATTATCAGTTTCTTCTGAAATTTCAATTTTCTTTTCAACTTTATTAGATTTGTTTTCTGTAATTTTCTCTATAATACCTCTTTCAATACAATCCTTAGCAACTGTATTTTCGATAATATCAACTTCCTGTTTAGCATTATATACTGTTCCAGCATACACCAAAGGACTCAATACCTTGTACTTCATGTCAACCTCCTATTTTACTTTCAATATTTTTATAGCTTCAATGTCATACACTACTGGTAAAGGTCTTGATTCTGTCCTAATTTCTACAGTGTTAGATTTTGAATCTTCATCTGTAAATACTGAACGCTCTGCTACAATAATTCCTTGTTTTACATCTGCTGCTGGTCCATAGATAATTGTATTATTGCTTGGTGCCAACAACACTTTACCTTCAGGAACAATATTTTTTGTTGAATAAGTTTTTCCATCAGCATTTAACACAGAATGTTGTGACTGATAAGAATAAATAGGAAGTCCAAATGGTGCAAGAGTTCCAATATAGATTGCTCCACTTGCAATTTCTCTAGGATTAATTTCTCCCATGTGATAATTTCTTACATCTAATAATTTTTGAACTTTTTCATTTTCTACAAATAATTTTGCAGTTGCCGGGTCCATTAAAATCATTTCAGGCCTTAAACCTGTGTTTTCTCCTATTTTTGTTATTGCCGCTTGTAAATCTCCAATTATATCAGCATTAGGTTGAGTCCATAAAACAGCTGGTGTAATTTCTTCAACTGTTCCAAATTTAATTTCCCCTTCTATTCCTTCACCTTTTACAATCACTTTCCCTTCAAACAACGCTTCAGCACACATTTTTTCTTCTCTTCTTGTAATTTGTTCTTCAAATTCTGCAAAAGATTCTGCAAGTAAGTCTGCTTTTCTTTCCTCGGGACTTTTCCCACCATAAATTGTTTCCCCTGCTGTTTTATTAAAAAACAATTCAAAAGCCGAAAAAGTTCTTTTTGGTGCTACCTTTGGAGCTTGAAAAAATTTACTTTCATAAGTGTTCTTTACCATTTCTGTTCCTGGAATAAATTCGGATACAAAAGGTGCTACAAGTTGTCTTCCTTTTCTAAATTCTATTTCCATTTTTTGATTTTCTGATGTTTTTCTATTTTTGAAATAACTGTCTTTTATAAATGATTTCGGTCTAATCACATTCTGGTCATACAACCCAATAAATTCTATTACTGCTGGCATTATTCCTTACCTCCTAATCCTTTTATTACAATACCTTTATCTCTAGCTGCTTTTGTAAAGCCTGCTTTCTGTGTTCCTGCTTTCACTTTCAGCCCTTCAAATATAAATTCTCCTGAAATAGCTACAGTTGTTTTAGTTTTTACAGTTGTTCCATCTGCATCCTCCATAACTATTCCAAACAAATCCGTCCCATCTGAAAGTTCAGCACCTGCATTTACAGCGTCTCCTCTTTTTACATTCTTACCTTGTGGCACTTCAAATTCCATATATTTATGCCCTGTACCGCTTAAAAACTGTTCGCTGGCATATTCATTGCCTTTTGTTACAAAATCCATTATTTGCCCTCCTCTGTTTTTTTATTCATTAAAGAAAAAATGTTTGAAATATTTACTCCCATAAATTTTTTCTCTTCATTATTTTCCGCTGTACCATTATTTGGAACTGGCGGTGTAAAGTTATTTTGACTATCATTCTTAATATTTTGTAATTTCTCAATTCTTTCTTCCTTCTGTTTATTCAAAATATTTACTGCTAACACACTAGCCTCTACCGGATCATTATATTTAGCATTTTCAACAAGTTCAGAATAATTTGATACATCCAAGTTATCAATTTCTCTCATTCTTTCCCTTTCTTTAGTTATTCCAGCTTCCTTACCTTCATTAAAGATTTGATTGCAAAGTTCTGGAAATTTGTTTTTTAACTCTTCTAATGTCATATTTCCTCCTTTATTTTTCTGATTTTCTGTCGAATTTAATATATTTCTAAATTTATCAGCTATTTCTTCAGGACTTCCTGTACTATTTACAGAAATATTTATCACTCTTGGCTCCTGAATTTTCTTTTCTTTAAAATTTTTAAATTTTGAAATGTCAAAAGCCATATTGTTTATAATCAATTTATTCTCAATAACTTCTTTTTCCACATTTTCATCTAATATTTCATCAATAAATCCATATTCCTTAGCTTCTTCTGCATTCATCCAAGTTTCGTTATCCATTAATTCCGACAATGTTTCCTTATCAGTCTTTGCTTTATTTAGATATGTCTCGATAATGCTATTTTTAACTTTATTTAGCATTTCAAGCGTTTTTTGCATATCTTGATTATTTCCGTAAGCAAAAGTAATCGGATTATGAATCATAAACAAAGCATTTTTAGGCATTTTTACAGTATCACAGGCACTCGTTATGATAGTTGCCGCACTTGCTGCCAATCCATCTATATTTGCTGTTATTTTAGCCTTATGATTTTTAAGAGTATTCGCTATTGCTACAGCACTAAATACACTCCCACCTGGACTATTTATATGCAAAGTTATGTTTTCCACGTCACCAAGATTTTCAATGTCCTGTTTAAATGCTTTATCAGATATATCATCCCAATATTCATCGCTTCCAATACTTCCATAAAGTATAAGTTCAGCTGATTTTTCTTCATCATTCTTCATCACGTTCCAAAATTTGAGTTGTTTCGGCATTCAACACCACTCCTTTCTCTGTTAATAATTTATTTTCCTTTGCCAAAATTCTTACATTCTGCTCAAAATCTCCGCCATTAAGTTCGGCTGTTTCTCTCGTCCTAGTCGATAATCCATTATTGATTCTTATAACTGCCGCATTAGCCTCTTTTAACGGATCTATTTGTCCTTGAGATGGTCCATTCCATTGTGAACCGCACCAAGCTTTAT